ACGAAATAGAAAACTATTCTAAAAACAAACAATACAAAAGTTTATATTTGACTGCTAAAAAATGGTTAACTAAAAACCACCCACCACCAAAAGACGAACCATTTAAGTTCCCTTGGCAATAATTAAAAACGAACTATGAAAGGATTTAAAGTAACAAAAGCACACGAAGTAATAGACGACCTTTTCAGGTATAGAAACAATTACAACGAAAAAGGTAAGTATCTTGGTTTCGAAGGAATGGACGAATATTATTCGATGAGTTTAGGGAATTGCACGGATTGGACGGGATTTCCTATGTCAGGTAAAACGCAAGTACTTATGGAGTGTTTAATGAATACGAGCCGTTTTTATGGTTGGAAACATTTAGTTTATTTTCCTGACGTAGGTTCTAACGTTGAAATTATCGCTGACTTAATTAACAAGAAAACGGGTAAAAGTTTTAATCCTGAAGCATTTAACGTAATAACGGACGATGAAATAATAAATGCAATAGATTGGATAACGCACCACTTTAAGGTACTAACGCGAAGCGATATTAAAGCCAAACTAACACCGATTGAATTTTGGGACTATGCGGTTCAGCTAAAAAAAGACGAAGGATTAGAAACTGCTTCTATTGATTCTTGGAAGGACTTAAACCACCCTTACAACGATTATGGTGGTTATGCTCAGTATTTAGAGTTCGTTCTTCCGTATCGTAACCAAATCGCAGAAGACAACGACTTACACCTGCATACTATTATTCATCCCAAGTTAACCGAAAAGGAAAACGGAAAAAGAAGCGCACCAGTTCCATACGATTTAAAAGGCGGTTCGGAATGGTTTAACTCGGGAAAATGTATGATAACCGTACACCGAGATGACCCGACTTACTATAAAGCGGAATTGTATTTTAACAAGATTAAACCGCGTTCAAACGGGAAAATAGGTAAACACGAAATCTTTTTCGATAAAGAAAAATTAGTTTACTTTGAACAGGAACAACACGGGAACACATTAATTAAAAAATACGCTAAAGCAAAATAATGGACGATTTCACAACACTAAGAGCGCAGGTTTTACTTTCTCACACTTACTTAAAGATTCAGGGAAGTTTAGACGAAATAAAAGCGAAGAACCCTAACCGAACCGATTTAATTGATTCAATGGAAGAAACATTAGAACATATACAAGAATGTAAGGTATATTGGAATCAACTCGAACAAGAATACCGAGCGTTGCGCCAAAACGCTTATCGATTAGAATTAGTTAACTTGGACTTAAAGACGGAAAATAACCGCTTAGAAGCAATAAATAAAGCCTTAAATTATGAATAGAATAAAAGGTTTATATATATGTAAATGTTACAGGATTATAGATAATAAATTACAGCCTGTATTAAAATATGGAAAAACAAATAATATAAATACAAGAATGTATTTTTATAATAAAAATGGTTTAGCTTATAAATTAATTGCATTTTTTCCGTGTAAAGATTTTATTGATGAAAGAGAAAATTTAATACACCAAAATTATGAAGCATATAGAATTACAAGAAGCGAACATATTTTATACGAAAAAGGTGAATTCAATCAATTATATGATATTGTTAAAGAGGCATCCGAAGTAACGATTAAAAAATTATATAATAAACAACGAAAATGGATAGGTTTCTCAATACAATAATATGAAGTGTAAGAACTGTAAAGCCGAATTTAATCCCGTTCGATTTAACCAAAAGTATTGCCTAGAATCCGATTGTGTTCGTGTTTGGGTAGAAACTGAAAAGGAAAAACAATGGAAGAAGAAAAAAAAGCAATTAAAAGACGAATTGCAAACCTTACCCGAGTTGCTTAAATTGGCTCAAATAACCTTTAACAAGTACATTCGATTAAGAGACAAGAATAAACCTTGTGTAAGTTGCGAAAAGCCGTTAGGCGCGAAATACGATGCGGGACATTATTTTAGTTTGGGTGGACACAAGGCAGTAACCTTTGACGAAGACAACGTACACGCTCAATGCGTAACGTGTAATCAATATAAACACGGAAACCTACTTAACTACCAAATCGGTATTCAGGAACGAATAGGCGCAGATAGATTAATAGAACTCCACGCAAAAGCACACGAAACCCGAAAGTACACACGCGAAGAACTTAAAGAAATAATAGAAACCTATAAACAAAAAATAAAAGAAATACAATGAAAGTAAAATTAGATTTAATGGAAATAGAATTGTGTAAATATATTGGAATAAGTAGAAGTAATATGGCAAGAAAAAATAATGTTATGGACGCAAAAATTGGAAATCAAAATGGAATTGAAGCAGATATTCAAGGATTTATGGCTGAATATGCTTTTGCTAAAAAATTTAATTTATTTCCTGATTTTGGTTTGTCTATAAGAAGCGGAAGTTACGATGGTATAACAAAAAAGGGTTATAGATATGATATAAAATCTACTAAAAATAAAAATGGTAATTTATTATCTACATTAAAAATTAACAATGATATAGATATTTATGTTTTGGCTTTTGTTGAAAACGATACAGTAGAATTTGTTGGTTGGGCAAATAAAAATGAATTAATAAATGAAAATAATATAAAAGATTTAGGACACGGCAAAGGGTATTTTTTAAGTAGAAATAAATTAAAAAAATTTACCTAAAATTTATTTTGTAATATAAAAAGTGTTATATTTGTATGTAATTAAAAATTTTACGCTATGAAACATTTATTTAAGTCGTTGGCGCAGTTCCAACAAGAAGTCCCTGTAATTCACAAGGGTACACAAGGCTTCGGGTATTCTTACGCTGATTTACCCGCTATCTTTGAAAAGATTAACCCGTTATTAGCCAAACACGGATTAGGCTTTACGCAGTTGCTTAATTCAAAAGATGGTTCGAATTACATAGTAACGGTAATTTTTCACGTTGAAACTGGAGAATCAATCGAAAGCCAAACTATTATACCACAAGTTACCTTAAAAGGAATGAACGATTACCAATCATTCGGGAGCGGTGTTACTTACTTTAGACGTTATGCGTTGAGTTCAGCACTCGGATTAGTTACGGACAAAGATACGGACGCTTCAGGCGAACAAGTAAAAGACGAACCAAAGAAGCCTACAATAGACCAAAAGCGTTTAGGTAAGGCTTTAGAAGCAATCTCAGAAGGTAAATACACTAAAGACGAACTACTATCTAACTTTAGTTTAACTGATTCACAAATAAAATTACTTGAAAACGTATGAAAGTCCGATGTTCTCAAATTGGTAAGATAATGACTAACCCCCGTAAGTCGGGGGAAGTCCTAAGCCAAACCGCAAAAACGTACGTTCAAGACCTTGTGTTATTAGAAAAGTACGGAATCCGTAAAGAGTTTTCCAGTAGATACACCGACAAAGGAAACGATGTAGAAGAACTTTCGATAGCATTGGTTAACGAGGTATTGAATTACAAGTTCATTTACAAGAACGATGAACACTTTGAAAACGATTGGGTTACAGGAACTCCCGACGTAAACACGGACGAAGTATTAATAGACGTTAAGAGTTCTTGGGATGCTTCTACATTCCCGTTCTTTGAGACCGAAATACCAAACAAAGATTATTACTATCAACTTCAAGGGTATATGTGGCTAACTGGCAAACAAGAATCCGTGTTAGCGTATTGCTTAATTGATACTCCGTTAGAAATGGTTGAAGACGAAGTAAGGAGAGCGCATTGGAAACTACATCTAATTGACGAAAACACGGAACTACGTCAAGAAGTAGAATCTAAACACAAATTCGGACACATACCAAATAATCGCAGGGTTAAATATTGGTTTGTTCAACGTGATGAACAAGTAATTGAGCAAATCAAAGAACGTGTAGAACTATGCCGAGAATACTATAATCTTTTAATGAAAACGATATGAAACAAACAGCAGTAGAGTGGTTACAAAAACAATTAGAGTGTTTTGGAAATAAATATGAACTACAAATGTCTTGGGCTACAGTAGATGAGTTACTTGAACAAGCCAAAGAAATGGAGAAAGAGCAGATAATTAATGCATTAATGACGAGTGAAGTTGAATTATTAGCTTGGGGTATATCAGCAGAACAATACTACAACGAAACATATGAAAGCAATACTTGAATTTAACCTACCTGAAGACGAAGCAGAATACTACTGTGCAAATAAAGGAACTGCGATGTTAAACGTACTTTGGGAACTTCGTGATGAACTACGCAAAATGTACAAATACGAAGAACTAAACGAAGACGAATGGAAAATAGTTGAGCGAATGCGGGATTTTCTAAACGATAGCTTAAACAACCACGAAATAAACTTAAATAAATAACAAATGGAAACAAAAAACAACACGGGAGCGATTTTTAAGAACGACAAAAAGACGAAGGAAACGCACCCTGACTATAAAGGCAAGGGAAATTTTAAAGGTGTAGAATTTGATATAGCTTGTTGGATGAAAGAATCCAATAAGGGAACGAAATACTTTTCGTGTTCATTTAGCGAACCTTATGTGAACGAAACCCCGAAACAAGTCCACACCCAAATAATAGACGAAGACGATTTACCCTTTTGATTATGTTTATAGACGATAACTCCTTACGAAAAGAACTGAAGCAAATACTCCTTACAAAAACACGAAACCAAGTAGTTAAGGAAATAAAGCAACGAGGTTTAAAGATGCACCAATATACAATAGACCGTTTTTTATCAGGCGCATTGGTAAGCATCAAAACACTACGAACACTTGATGAATACGTTTACCGAGTAAGTAAAGGAATCTAACATTAAGCCAACTTTCGTAGTCGGTTTTTTTGTTTTTTGTTGTGATTAGAAATTAATCATTATATTTGACTACAAAATAAACAATGGAATGGCTTAACATCGTAGCTAAAGACCACAAAGAATGGGTTAAACTGGTCAAGAGTTTTGGCGAGGATTTCTTTGCCGAAGACATCGTGCAAGAAGCCTACCTACGATTACACAAGTATTGCAAACCTGAAAACATTATTCAAGATGGGCAAGTCAATAAAGGTTTTATGTATTTTGTTTTACGCAATCTTTACTTATTACACGTTAAGGCTGAAAAGAAGAACGAAATGGTAAACCTTGACAACTTACCATTACTAAAAGACGAACCAACCAACCTAACTAAAGAAGAAGCCTATACAAGATTACTCAATAAGATACACGAAGAAGTAGATTCTTGGCATTGGTATGATAAACAACTTTTCACAATCTACAAAGACACGGATTTAAGTATTAGAGACATCGCAAAAGAAACTACAATCAGTTCGAGTTCAATTTTTAATACATTAAAGAACTGCAAAAGCAAAGTAAGGAATAAGTTTAAGGAGGATTACGAGGACTACAAAAACACGGATTACGAATTAATTAAATAAAATAAATATGGCACGAAGAAAAAAACAAGCAGAAGGCTTAGGCGATACCGTTGAACAAGTTTTAGAAGTTACAGGAATAGCCAAGGTAGCTAAATGGGTATTAGGAGAGGATTGCGGATGCGAAGAACGTAAAGCAAAACTAAATGACCTTTGGAGATACACTAAACCAGAATGCCTAACGGAAGACGAATACAAATATTTAGATGAATTTTATTCTAACTTAAAAAATTCTGTAAGTCCTAACCAACAAAGAGAAATATTAAAAATTTACAATAGGGTTTTTAAACAAAAAATGCAACCAACTTCGTGCGGTTCGTGTCTTCGCGAAGTAGTAAACAAGTTAAACAAGTTATACGCAATCTATAAAGAAGAACAAAATGCCGATACCACAACCAACGAGTAACGAAAGTGAAAAAGAATTTATCCAACGTTGTATGGATGATTCTAAAATGAAAGACGAGTACGACATAGACCAACGTTTTGCAGTTTGTCAAGATGCGTTTAAAACCAAGTTAGCTGGCGAAAAGATTTCTTTTGACTTTGACGGAACGTTAAGCACAAAAAAAGGATACGAAAAAGCGAAGCAACTAATTAATGAAGGCGCAGAAGTGTATATTATTTCAGCAAGGCAAAATAAAGACGGAATGTTAAACAGAGCTAATCAGTTAGGAATACCCGAAAGTAGAATTTATGCAACAGGTTCTAATAAAGCAAAGATTGAAAAAGTCAAAGAGTTACAAATTGAAACGCATTACGACAATAACACGGATGTAATAAAAGAACTCGGAAACATAGGAAGACTTATTTAGATGTGTAGTTTAACTCTTAAAAGCGACTATTACATAGTTTTTATGCACCCAACAAAGCATAAAAAAGACTGGAACGCTTTAAGATTAATAATGAAAGTAACAGAAATAAATTATTGCGTGTTCATAGATTACTCAATTGACTTTATGGAAATACACGGAGTAGAGAAAGACGAATTCAAATTATATACTTATAACCCTAATTAAAAGAAAAATGGCAAAAGTAGGAAGACCAAGAAACTTAAACAGCCCTGAACAACTTTACGAACTATTTGAAAACTATAAATCCTACGTAAAGGCGAACCCAAGGTTAAAAATAATACATGGAGGTAAAGACTTCGAAGAAAGAGTAGAACCATTAGAATGTCCTCTAACAATGGAAGGCTTTGAAATTTATTGCTGGAACGAAGTAGGCGAAGTAGAACAATATTTTAAAAACGTTGATAAAAGATATTCAGAATATATCCCCATCTGTTCACGTATTAGAAAAGAAATACGCCAAGACCAAATAACTGGTGGCATGGTGGGGCAGTATAACGCAAGTATTACACAGCGTTTAAACAACTTAAAAGAACAAGTTGAACAAACAAATATTGAACAACCTTTATTCAAATTAGATGCTGACGATAACCAATGAAGATAACATGGAGCTAATGGCTCGCTATCCTGATAAGTATTTTGATTTGGCTATTGTTGACCCGCCTTATGGGATAGGTGAGGATGGAGGCGATAAAAAAAGAGGTACTAAAGGAATAAAAACACCTATTTACACAAAAAAATATTGGGATACTACAACGGCTTCAAAAAAATATTTTAAGGAATTAAAAAGAATATCTAAAAATCAAATTGTTTGGGGTGCGAATCATTTTATTGAAAATCTTATGGCTACAAAT